GCAAGACAATGACTATGCGCGGTGGGAGCAGTTCTTACCGCATGACGTTGAGGTTAGGGAACTTGGAACGGGAAGGTCTCGCAAAGAAGTACTCATGGAGGCAGGACTAAACATAACTGTTGCGCCTAGATTGTCGGTAGCTGACGGTATTCAGGCTGTCAGGCGCTTACTTCCGAGATGTTGGTTTGACCCAAAGACTAAGCCTGGCTTAGATGCTTTGCGTAACTACAGGCGTGAGCATGACGAGAAACGTAACGTATTCTATGAGAAACCTTTGCATGATTGGGCATCACACTACTCAGATAGCTTCAGATACCTAGCGATTTCTCTTGACGAAGGTACTGATTCGTGGTCGTCAAAGTTGCCAAATAACGTGCAATGGGTTGTATAATTGGAAAAATTCTAGGGGTAACTTATGCAGTCTGAAGAAATTAAAGCGATTGTTGAGGCAGAGATTGATAACTCCATTGGCTTTATTGACTCTGAGACTACAGACCAGCGTCAGAAGGCGCTTGAATACTACCTGCGCGATCCTTATGGCAACGAGCAAGAAGGTCGAAGCCAGATCGTTACAGGTGAGGTAGCCGAAGCTATTGATGGCGCTCTACCGCAGTTAATTCGTGTATTCACCACGACAGAAGATATTGTCCTGTTTGAGCCACAATCTGCTGGCGACGAGGATGCTGCTAAACAAGCAACTCAGTACTGTAACTGGGTATTCTATCGAGATAACCCTGGCTTCCTGATCCTGCACAATTGGTTTAAAGACGCGCTGCTGCAAAAGGTAGGCGTGGTTAAGGCTTATTGGGATGCTAGTGAGGACATTACTAAAGAGTCGTACAAAAACCTTACGGATGATGAGCTTGCTTTATTGCTATCAGACGAGTCATTAGAGATCGTCAAGCAGAAGTCTGAAGTCGTTGATATGTCCGGTATGCCTATCATGCTGCACAATGTCACGATAAAGAAGGTCAAGAATACAGGCCAAGTGGTTATTGAAAACGTACCACCAGAAGAATTCCTAATTAGCAAGAACGCTAAGACTATTGCTGATAGTCCATTCACAGCGCATCGTCGCTTGGTTCCACGGTCTGAAATGATCGAGATGGGTTACGATAAAGACATCATCGATAACCTGCCTACTTACGATGACCTGACATTCTCTCCTGAACGCATTGCTCGATTTGACCAAGGTGAGCAGCCGGATGATGAGAGCCTTGACCCTTCAATGCAGCGTCTTGAGGTATATGAGTGCTATATCTACCTAGACGTTAATGATGATGGTATTGCAGAGCTGCGTCGTATTGTCTATTGCGGCAGTGAGCTTCTTAGCGACGAAGAAACAGATGTAACGCCATTCCATGCTATCTGTCCTATTCCTATTCCTCACAAGTTCTTTGGTCAGTCACTTGCTGATCGCACTATGGACATCCAGTTAATCAAGTCTACGGTTACCCGTCAGATGCTTGATAACATTTACCTAACAAACAATGCTCGAATGGGTGCTGTTGATGGTCAGGTAAACATTGACGATTTGTTAAACGCTACGCCTGGCGGTGTGATTCGTATGAAGAATCCTAATGCTATCGTGCCGATTCAAGTTCCTAGTGTTACGGCTCAAGCCTTTCCAATTCTGGAATACATGGACAGCGTACAAGCCAAGCGTACAGGTGTATCTGACGCTCAACAGGGCTTGAACCCTGACATCCTGAGTAATGTAACGGCTGCTGCGGTAGCTGCAATGACACAGGCCAGCACTGGCAAGCTAGAGTTGATTGCCCGTATCTTTGCTGAGACAGGCGTTAAATCGCTGTTCCAAGGGATTCTTGGTCTGGTTGGTAAGTATCAAGACAAGCCAAGGATGCTGCGTATTGCTGGCAAGTATGTGCCGTTTGATCCGCGTAGTTGGGCTAACCAGTTTGACGTATCTATTAATGTTGGCCTTGGTTCCGGTAATCGTGAGCAGCAATTGGCTATGTTGCAGATGGTGCTACAAAAGCAAGAGCAGGTATTGCAGCAGTATGGCCCAGGCAATCCATTAGTGACGGTTGGTCAGTACCGCAACACGTTGGCAAAGTTCATTGAGGCTGCTGGCTTTAAGGATGCTGACCAGTTCATGAACCAGATTACGCCTGAGATTGAGGCGCAACTGGCTGCTCCTAAACCACCACCACCTGACTCTCAAGCTGAGTTCGCTAAGATGATGGCGCAGGTTGAGCAGGAAAAAGCACAGGTAGCCCGTGAGAAAACTCAGGCAATGTCGCAGATTGATGCGGCTAAGTTGCAGCTAGACCGTCAAAACCTTGAGGCCAGCTATGCTCAGAAGGGCGTTGAGATGGCTATGAAGAATCAGAAAGACCAGCAAGAATTGAAGCTAAAAGAGGCTGAGTTAGCTGTTAAGCAACTGCAAGCTATTTTGGCTATGGACATTGCTGACGAAGATAGCCGTACACGACAGGCTGACATTGTTCTTAAAGCAATTAAAGAGATTGGGAACATTACACGATGAACAAAGCAGATTGGGCTAATAACCTGACACTTGATCCTAACTGGCAAGAGCTTATATCAGAGCTGAGATCAACAGAGTTAGCTAAGTTTACTAATAGCGACTATCACGATGTAGAGGCCAGAGAACAGGCTTACATTCGATTGAGAACGCTAGAGAGTATTACCGATCACTTGGAAGGCTTGAAGGCTCAGAAAGCCATTGACAAGAAGCGTTGGAAGATTCTGTAGTCTGACATGGCAGTTCCATGTAAAATTAAGGAAATAACAACATGAGCGAAACGACTAGCGCGACACCGGAATCCGGTAGCGGAGAGTTGACAGTAAACGAGGCGGCTAACGCTTTCATGGGTTTAATGGGTAGTGACGAAGGCTCCGACGAAGGACAACCAGAAGCACAGGCTCAAGCCGATGAGGATGATAGCGAAGAACCAGAGGAAGAATCTAGCGATGATTCTGAAGGTGAAGAACAGGAAGATAGCGAACAAGAAGAACAGGAACGTACCTACCGTGTGAAGGCTGCCGGTGAAGAAAAGGACGTTACCCTAGACGAGCTTGTTAAGAATTATCAACTTGGCGCTGACTATACGAAAAAATCGCAAGCTGTAGCTGAAGAACGCAAGGTTATTCAGGCCGAATACCAGGCGATTCAAGAGGCGAAGCAACTGAGAGATCAGTATGCACAGCAACTTCAGGTGATTGAGCAGATGCTTTCACGTGGGGAAGAACCAGAGAATCTTGACTACTTAAAGGAAACCGATCCAATTGGTTACGCCGTTAGGGTAGCGGAACTCTCACAGAAGGAGAAACAACTTTCTCAAGTACGCGCTCAACAGAATCAAATTAGAGCGCAACAAGAGCAAGACAGGCAGCAATGGATGTCTAACCTAGTCCGGCAAGAATCGGAAAAGTTAGCAACTGCGCTACCTGACTATGTTGATCCTGAAAAGGGTGAGTCACTGAGAAAGTCAGTGCGCTCATACGGTAAAGAGTTAGGGTTTTCAGATGAGGAATTGGCAAGCGTTGTCGATTCTCGTCACGTTATTACGTTATATAAGGCTATGCAGTACGACAAGCTACAAGCGTCGAAGCCTGGTATCAATAAGAAACTAGCTGAAGCCCCGAAAGTTATGAAGTCGGGAGTCTCGCAGTCTCGAGATACCAATAACGAGCAGTACAAGAAACAGAAGGCTAAAGCAAGGTCTACCGGAAGGGTAGCTGACGCTGCGGCACTATTTGAACGGTTTATTTAAAGGAAATTATCATGCCTACATATCAAACATTTACCGCTATCGGTATGCGCGAGGACTTGTCCGACATCATCTATAACATCTCGCCTACTGAGACCCCAATCATGTCGTCGATTGGTCGCACCAAAGCTACCGCTGTTTATCATGAGTGGCAGACTGACTCGCTGGCTGCTGCTACCACTGCTAATGCAGCAATTGAGGGTGCAGATGCTACGTCGATTACTGCAAGCCCTACGACTCGCGTTGGTAACTATACGCAGATCGTACAAAAGACTGTCCAAGTTTCCGGCACTCTGGAGACTGTGAACAAAGCAGGTCGTAAGTCTGAGAAGGCTTATCAACTGTCGAAGGCTTCGCAAGAACTCAAGCGTGATCTGGAAACCATCATCACTGCTAACCAAGGCAAGTCGGCTGGTACATCTACGGTTGCTCGTACTATGGGTTCGCTGTTGTCGTGGATCAAGACTAATACGTCTAAAGGTACAGGCGGTTCCGATCCTACTACTTCCGGCACTTCGACCCGTACCGATGGCACGCAGCGTACCGCTACTGAAGCTCTGATGAAAACTGTCATTGCTTCGATCTTCGATGCGGGTGGCAATCCTAAAGCTGTGTTCGTTGGCTCGGCTGGTAAGCAGAAGATGTCTGGTTTTGCTGGTATCGCTGTTAATCGTTATCAGATCACTAAGCCTGAGGCTGGCGTGATTATCGGTGCGGCTGACATTTATCAGTCGGACTTTGGTCAACTGTCTATCGTGCCTGACCGTTTCATGCGTACCCGCGATATGCTGATCCTTGATCCTGAGTACGCTGCTATGGCCTTCCTGCGCCCATTCATGACTAATGAGTTGGCTAAAGCTGGCGATAGCGACAAGACTCAGATTCTTGCTGAAGTCACGCTGGAAGTGAAGAACGAAGCTGCTCACGGTGGTGCTTACGACTTCGACTTCTCACTGTAATGAAACTAGCCCCTGCCTTAACTGGTGGGGGCTTTTTATAAAGACCAATGACAAACTTTAGAGAGCAAAAAGTTCATGCGGATGGTGATGGCGGTATTATCATCGAGACTAACCAAGACATTACAGACATTCTTGCTAGGAACAAGGTACTCCAGGAAGTAGATAAGGCTAGGACAGGCGACACAGATGACTTGCATTTGATTGGTTCCGTACCGTTTACAGCAGTAGATAAGCTAAACGAGATGGGGATTATGCGAGGATTTGCGATTGTGGATGACAAAGCATTTAGACGTTGGCTTAATCATCCTGACCAAGCTGCATTAAAAATCTACAGGGGAACCGTATGAGAGTTGGCGTTTGTGTACCATGTCGTGACGAAGTACACACAGGTTTTGCGTTTGATTTTGCCCGTATGTGCGCCCATGATGCTTCTACTAGGTGCAAGGACGGTAAGGGCGGTTTAAGCCTTTATACAATGCCAGGCACGTTAATATTCGACCAGCGTGAGAAGTTAGCGCAGGTGGCTTTAAAAGAGGGCTGTGACGCTGTTCTGTTTATTGATAGCGACATGAGATTCCCACATGATTTAATTACGATTATGTTGAGCCGTGAGGTTGACATAGTTGGTGTGAACGCAGTGACAAGACGTAGACCATCATTCCCTACCGCTAAGTTATTGGTTAAGAGTGAGGATGAGAAGGGTATCCGGCATCATTGGTCTAACGTGGATTCACGCGGCAAAGAAGGTATTGAGGTCGTTACTGCTGTTGGATTTGGTGCGGTACTGATCCGTAAGAAAGTATTTGAAACACTGACAGCGCCGTGGTTTGACGCTGGATGGGGGCCAACAGGTGTTGTG